ACGTTTAACTACATTCATTCGTAACTATTATTTTAATAATTTAATCACGAATATCAAGTTTAACGTTTTACGGTTGCTTGTCCAAAGTAAAACCCAATAATAGCAGTCAGAGCTTGTCGAATCTCAGGTACTAGTAGATAACCTTCTATTTCAACAAACACAGGTTCAGTCTTAGTACCTAATAGTCCCCATAATACCTTTTTAGTAATCATCTGTTCTACTACAATAGGGTGATTAAAAAATGTAATAATAAAAGGAGCTAGAATGACTCCAAATAGTACACTTATAACTATAATACGACGAACCCACTTACCTGCATCTACACTAACACGCTCTACAGCTTTATCTGCAGATTTGTCTGCAGCTTCTTTATCTTTCATGAGCATTTCAAACCGCTTTTGTTCGTTCTCGGCTCGTTTAGCTACAATTTTAAAAAAGAACCCTACTACAGATCCTCCAAACATAGTTAATATTTCTGCAGGTACCATATAATTATTTAGTTAATTACTCTTTGGTTTTCTAGATGCTTTTTTATCTATAATGTTGTCAAGTAGGTTTTTTGAAGTATTCTTAGAATTTTTATTAGCTGTGTTTTTCTTTTTATTCGCAGCTGCTTTTTCTCTTCTTTCTTTCTGAGTAGTTCTATTTGAATTATTATTTCTTTCTGCGGAATTATTTCTTGGTAGGTAGTTAGGTGACCAGTTAAATGATGACGGTATTCCATCTGCGGCGTTATGTTTTGCTACTTCAAGTTCTAATGCTCTAATTCTCTGATTAATTTGTTTTATATCATCTGTTATAACAGTTTTATTATGAAGAATATTCATTTCTGTCATTTTTTTATCCATTTGAATTAGATGTTGGTTTAATTTGTCGAATTCAGCTTTACTTGGAAAAAGAGTCTGCAGATAAGTTAATATAGCTAAACCAATTATGGCCGCGATTTTAAGTACAATATCTAAATCCGCAAAACTTATTTTGTTACCTTTGGTTTCTTCCCCCATGTAATTATTTATAAAAAAAAGCGCCCGAAGGCGCTTAGGTCTACTAACATTACAAGGGGGATTTTTATAACAAAGATTTTACCATATCTCGATTAGCTCGAGCTGAACCTATTTGTTCTAGTAATTTCTTTGCTTCAGATACAATATCTGGATGCTCTCCAATTCCAGCAGCATTATTTAGATAATTGTTTAAATTTGAATTCGCTATTTTTTCTTCAGCGACATAACTTGCATATAATGCCTCTAATATTCCTGTTCTAGTATCTATATTACTCATTAATCCAAAAAGCCTTTCCTTTTATCGTATACTAAACGATCGAAATTATTCGGAGTATCTGTATTATTTTTATAAAGCTTTTCGATATCCTCTTCTATTTTAATTTTCTTTAGTCCTTCTTTATGAACTAGCCGTGGATCTTTATTAGGAGAAGAATATTCAAACGTTCGTCTTTCATTTGTATAAATATCCTTCACTACTAATTTATATGCATTCATCAGCATGACTCAAATATTAACTTATTATGAGTTGTATTGCAAGTTATTTTTTCAGGCTTGGTTTTATTTTTTATTATAATTGTAGCAATTTCTGTCTCTATATGTTTCTCGAAAAATCTCTTTAAGAAACGAGCTCCATATTTACGACTATATCCTTGCTCAGCAATATATTTCCGTGAATCTTCACTCAATACAAATTTTATTTTATTACTTTTCTCTAATTTTTCAACAAACTTTTTAGTTTCGATATCAACTAAATTGTAAATATCTTTTTGATTCAAATGCTCAAATCTAATTATTTCTGATAATCTATTTAAGAACTCAGGTTTAAAAAATTTCTGTAATGAATTTTCTAAATCTAATGTACTAATAGCAGAGGAACCAAAACCAATCGATTCTTTATCAAATATATCTGCTCCAATATTACTTGTGAATACTATAATACAGTTTTTTAAATTTATTTTTCTACCGACACTGTCAGTTAATTCTCCTTTATCTAAAACTTGTAAAAATATATTTACTACGTCAGGGTGAGCTTTTTCTATTTCATCTAACAGTATTAAACTATATGGATTATTTTTAATAAAATCACACAACATAGAACGATCACCATAACCGACGTAACCAGGTGGAGATCCAATAAGTTTACTTACAGAGTGTTGTTCCATAAACTCTGACATATCTATTTTTAAGAAGTTTTGTTTATTATAAAAAAAGTGTTCTGATATTAATTCGCACAAATACGTCTTACCAACACCAGTCGGACCAACAAATAAAAATGAACCTAAAGGTCTATAAGGATCTTGTAAACCAGTCTTTACTCTTTTAAAATGATATAGAATAGAATCAATTGCTTTAAATTGAGATACATATTTAGTTTTAATACATTTTTCTACTTTAGTAAGATCTGGTAAACTACAACCACTAATATCAGAAACAGGTACACCTGTTTTAGTACTTAAAATTCGTCTAACAACTTCTTTAGTAATGACTTTTTCAAACTCAACTTGTTTACTTTTTAAAAGTTCTTTTTTTAATTTATTAGATAATGTAGTACATCTTCTTTTTATTTTTAATCCTTGTTCAAAATCAAAACTTTCAACTGCTTCTAATTTTTGTTTGTTAAGAGTATCTATCTTTTGTTGTAATTGTACTAATTGTTCGGATGTATTACCAGTTTGATTTTTTATATAAGAACCACACTCATCTAATAAATCCAATGCACATGATGGCTGACTTTTATCAGTTATGTACCTACTAGATAAACTAACTATATCTTCTACTATATCTTTTTCAAATTTAACGTTATGGAACTTTTCATAAACAGGAATCATACTATACATAATATGTTTTGTTTCATCAAATGATGTTTGTTTAACTACAACATTTTCAAACTTAGAACTTATAGTAGTTATATCATCAATGTATTTTTTATAATCATCTGAAGTACATGTACCTATAAAATTAATATCATCACTACTAAACAGCTCACTAAAATATTCTTCAATATTTGACGTACCATCAATTCTAGTAATTAAAGCAAGATCGTTTATAAATAAAATAACATCATTATTCTTCTTTAAAAATTCTTGTAATGTATCAACTCGAGATTCAAAATCTCCTCTAAATTTAGTTCCACTAATTAAAGTTTTTAATTTTAATTCTAAAATTCTTTTATTTTGTAAAGGAACAGGAGTTAGTTTTTTTGATATACGACGAGCAAGTTCATATACAACCGACCTTTTACCAACTCCAGGTTCACCAGTAATAATAATATTAGTATTATGTTTTTTTCCTAATACTAAATATATTTTTTCAAACTCAGCATCTCTAGAAAAAGTACTTTGTAGTTCATTGACTGCAGCTTTATGAGTTAAATCTATAAAATAAGGCTCTAAGCTCTCAGGTATTTTTGATGGGATTGAAATTCCTTTTTCTTTTTCTATATCTCCAAGTTCTTTTTGTATTGCTGATTTTACATTATCAAAATTTAAACCATATTCAGAAAGAATAGAAGTAGCAACACCATCATTTTCATACAAAAGAGAAAGAAATAAATGAATTACATCAACAGTGTTTTTATTTAATTTTTCTGCTAAACCTCGTGAAAAATCTATAATTCGTAAAACTCGTGGAGTAAAGTTAGGGCCTTCATCTAATTTAAATAGTTTATTATTTTCTTCAAGCTGACATATACTACTAACAACATCTTTTAAATGTATTATATCAACCTTTAATCGATTAAAAGTTTGTTCTAAGAAGTCATCACCACTTTCTACAAGACCTAAAAGTAAATGCTCCGTACCAGCATATCTACATTTAAATTCTTCTGCGTAGTTTTTTGATAGGGCTAATGCGTTTTGGGCAGTTTGGCTAAACTTCATCTTATCTTATTTATACTTATGAAGTTATAGTATGAACGCTACTGTTGTAATAAAGAGCCTTTGTAGGAACCAGTACCGCCAGTAGTTATAGTTGTAAATGTACTATTAACAATACTACCAATACTACCACCTCTCCTTAATCCAAAGTCTGCGCTTACAGTAGCAAACGATCCATCATATGCTGATAATGCATCACCAAATATAACTACTGCGGCGGTGTCTTTACCTCCAGCGTTACCTAACGTACCACCAGCGAGACCACTTAAAGTAGGGAAGGATGTAATATGAGTATTTTCAGTTGTGTTAGGGTCTGTTGAGTTAATAACCACCCCTATATTTCCTGCTGGATCTGTATCAAGAGGGTTACTAAATCCTCCACCAGAACCAGGAGTACTAGCTGTACCCGCTTGACCGTCTTCTAAAAATATATCAGTTCTATCAGCATCTTGACCCATAGTAACTACACCATAATCATCCTCTGTCTTAGAAACTGCAGCGAGGCCTTTCATACCAGCACCGTCGTTATGAACACCTTGACCACCTCCACCACCACTTCCGCCAGATAATGATGAAACATTAGGCATAGTACTAGCAGATACTCCTAATATACCACCAGCGCCTCCTCCAGCTCCACCCCATATATTACCTGAATTATTAATAGTTAATACATTAAAATATGTACTCATATTAACACTACCAATACAATGACCACCAGCTTCTCCAGAATGTGTAAAAGCACTTAAACTAGTTGTACTACCAAATGATTGAGTAAAATCAGAACCAGATGCCCATAAGAAGCCATGACCTCCTCTACCACCTTTACCTACTATAGCAGCATTATCTTCTACTACAATTGTAAGTTTATTATTATTAAAATTTAAATTATG